CCTCCCGCGGACCCAGCGCCAGCGCCAGTGATGGCTGCGGCTGTTGAGGAACCTGCAGTTGAGGAAGCAGCCCCCCCCCCGCCACCACCTCCTGAGGAGCCTGTGTATGTTGACATGGGAACTGACGCTCCAGGACAGGATGCATCAGTTGCAGCCGCTGTGGAAACATGCGATGCTGGTGTAGGAGTGGGTGAGGATTGCCCTATTCACAAGCTTGATGCCATCTGTGAACTCAGACAGGATTTCAGCGATTGGTTGCACGGGCGGCTGATTTTGATGCCCCGTGATGCGACCACATTTAAATCGCTCAATGGCTTGGTTAGGCAATATCTCAAAATGCAGAAGATCGAAAAACCTTCAAGGAACTTGACCGATTGCTTGGCGGCAATTGCCATCAATGAGGCCATCCCCAATGATATTGAGCGCAAATTCGCCGATGTTATTGAGGTGCCAGAGAATCGGTTTGGCCAGGAACGCCTTAACGAGGCTTTGAAGGGTGTGGTTTCCACTTATAGCAAAAAGGCTATGAAACAATACACCATCAGGCGTATGAACGATTCAAAGTTCAAGTGGAAACGGGCAGTGGACGTGATTACAAACGGGTACACTCGGAAATACAGAAAGGAGTATCGTGCTTCTCACCTTGATGCTGGCTTCAATCGCTTCAAAATCGAGCCAATTAGGGTGAAGACGGGAAACGCCTAATTCCCATCGGTCTTTGCGAAGCGCCATCCCGCCCTATGGCGGATGGGTGTCGGATCTTATATGTCCCGCCCGATCATGTTGTTGTTGAGCGTCGAGGCACTATCTTGGGCCCCGAACCGCCGACGCATTTTGATCCGCCGACATATGGATTGCATGAGCACACTGTTGATCAGGAGCTCAAAACATTATGCAACCGACACCTGTTTGCGACCCCAGCGCCTGAACTTCGGAGCGCAGAGTGGTTGCAATTTCGGCGTGCTTTGCGACAGCTCACAAAAGCTGTTGGCGTTGTTCCCCGTGCTCCTGCCAAAATGGTCGTCAACCATCGAACTGCCATGAAACGAATGCGTTTTGGGCGAGGTATGGAAATATACCTTCGCCGGGGCGTGCTTGAGAAGGATTCCTTCATCACTGAAATGCAAAAGCTTGAATTTTATGATGTGACAAAGATCCCTGAAAAGGAAGATCGAGGAATTCAGTATCGAAGCCCTATTTATAACGCAGCCTTAGCTCGGCATTTACATAACGTTGAAATTGCCATATATCGACACCTTCAAAATGTCGATGGCACGCCTGTGATTGCTAAAGGTTATTCTCCCCTTGAGAGAGGATTAATCCTTGATGCAATGGCGGCTCGGTTCAAAAACCCCATGTTTGTGCTTGCAGACCACTCGCGATTTGACGCTCATGTCAATTCTGCGTTGTTGGAGGAAGAGCACCGCATTTATTTACGCATGCGTGGTTGGAACCAAGAGCTTCGAACGTTATTGAGCTGGCAAAAGAAGTCAAAAGGCGTTTCGATGGGTGGTATTCGTTATCATGTCACAGCCAAGAGAATGAGTGGTGACTTGAATACCGCGTTGGGAAATTCAGTGCTGAATTGGGGCATTTTGCAATCATTCGTTGATTTGCATCGCCTAGATGCTAGCATATTTCTCGATGGTGACGATTCTGTTATGGTGCTTGAACGATGTGAGCTGCCTGATCTGGTTGGCCATTGTGCAAAGTTCGGAATGACAACTGAAGTGGTTGTGGTGCATGACATTCATGAGGCCGAATTCTGCCAAAGCAGAATTGTTTACACCAAAATGGGCCCTGTGATGGTGCGCAATCCTTGGAAAACTCTTGACGTGTTAACCAAGTGCCCACGAAAGGTCGAGCCTGAATGGCGGGCTAAAGGAGTTTTGGCTGCAACTGCATTGGGTGAACTGATGCAAGCGCCTGGTATTCCTGTGATCTCAGTGGCCGCTGCCGCTATGGCGAGATATGCTGGTGAAACGCCTATATTTATCACTCCAGATGAATGGGGGCGGTTTGATGTGTATCGAACAACAGCGTTGGTTGAACAGGTGGATGATACCGCACGTTTGGAAATGGAACTTGCATGGGGCATGACGATAAGTGAGCAGCTTGCACTTGAGGCATACTATAGGCAATTCGATCGAGTTGGTGCGCCCATTCGTTTTCCTCATCAGCGCCAAAGGGTGCTCGAATTCGATATTTGGGACGACACTACATCACTTTATCGCCCACATTTCATTGATAAGTGGTGGCGTGACCGATGGGAGGTTGGCAGTTTGTTAACTTCCGTGGACCCTGAAGAGGCCCGTGTTGCTAAAATTTTCCAGTGTTTTCCGGTGCCTTAAGTGGCACAAATTAATTCATTCTCATAATCATCAACCCTACGCGCAGCGGGTGGGCAATTAAGTTTGTCCATCTGGTGGTGTGACGACCATCCGCGTGCGAGTCGCCATGGCGCTGTTTATCTGGATAATGCAGCTTGGTGGATTTCTTCCAGCCGTGGACTAGTGCATTGGGGGGTTCGAGAAGTGGCAACGGGGACCTCCCCGTTGGATCGTGAGCCTAGGAACCGTAGTATCTAGGCTTGGGAAAGGGCATGTCCTGGACCCCATAGGTGACCAATGTCATAAAGCCTATGCGCGTAACCCCATTAACAGGAAGGGGGGGGGGTCTAACCAGCCCGCCCTTCTAAACTGGCCGAGTCACCACACGGAGAGATTCACACATGGTCATTGTATTTTCCATCATCATTTCTTCACCTGCACTTTCATTCTTCATTCATCAGGTGTAT